AACAAACTGAAGTAGAATTTGCAGGAATAAAATTTCGAGGTGGCAAGATTTTTGTCATCATCACAGCCTTAACTACACTAGCAGGTGGACTGTACGCTTCATTCGAGTTCTACAAGGATTACATGAACATGAAGGACAAGATAGAACAGTTCGTATCCCCTGACCTTTCTGACTATGACAAACGAATCGCTGTAATGAATGAGCAATTTAAAATCTTAGAGACTCAGAGCGAGTATTTCTCAAAACAGATTGAACTCTATGAAGGTGAGATAATTATGGTTAAGGATATTGGTGAAGACCACTATATCTCTATTAAAGACTTGAAGAACTCCATGAGAGAGGACATCAACAGACAAGAGAAGATAATTGACGATGTCGAGGATGAGATAGCTAGTATCGAGGATAGTGTCAGAAAGACCATAGACATAGCAGAACAGAGGTTCGAGAACAAACGAGACTCTCTACAGAACGACTACGATGCCAAGGCAGACACACTCAGGACTTCCATAGACCAGAAGATAGGTGATTTGGAAGCAAGAATCAGCAAGAAAATGGAGACAATGCAAGACGAATTGAACACCAAACTCCAACGTTCATTAGATAACCCACTCGCAAACAATTAAAAAGAAGAGTATATTATGGCAGTTACAGAAAAAAGAATTAACAACATTGAAAAGACATTGACTAGACACGATGAACAAATAGCAAGGTTATTCTCGGATGTAAATGAGATTAAAGAAATGTTTACGAGTGTTAAAGGAATGTGGAAAGGAGCATTGATAGTTATGGTCGGATTAGGTGGTATTCAATTAGGCGTATTCGATGCGTTACTCAAAATAATGTGAAGAGACTATGTATCCTGTTGGCATTAGTTTTATTATCAAGTTGTTCACTACTGAAGGTAATAGGTGAACCAGAACAAGTCATCAAGAACGTTGCGATTACTGGCGTCGCCTATGCAGTTGGTGGTTGGATACCTGCTACGTCTGTGGCGGTTACAGCTCTTACTGTGGACAAAGTTCTTCCTGACCCTGACCCACAAATTCAAGATATTCAAACGGAGGAGCAAATGAGAGCATTCATAATAGCAAATCTAACAGACAATATTCTTTATGGAGCAATAGCAGCTCTACTTATTTTCCTGATTGTAGTGCCATGGGCAACACAACGGAGAGCTAAGAGACAAATGAAGTATGACATGATGAAACGTGAACTTGAAGCAAGGAGGATAAAAGATGCAAATTAAATTCAAGGAATATCCACACATGAAGCCAATACGAATGGCAACGAAAGACAAAGGTTTCTTTGGTGGTATATGGTTATGGATAGCTACCACTCGCAAGTGGGAAATTACACAGGATTGGAACTACACAATCGATTCTACGAACTATGTCGTGCCAAAGGGATTCGTCTTTGATGGTGCGTCAGTACCAAAATACTTTAGGTCTTGGTTGAGCCCGATGGGTGTCTTGCTTATTGGGGGCCTCGTCCACGATTATGGATATAAGTACGAGTGTCTTCTATTTGCAGGCAAGAAGAAGGCTACCTCTAAAAAGTCTCAAAAATGGATGGATAAGACGTTCAGAGACATCAATATTGACCAGAACGGATTCAAGATAATCAATTACGGAGCTTATTACGCTTTACGACTAGGTGGTTGGTTAGCGTGGAGGAAACACAGAAAGAACAATCTCAACTGGAGGAGTTCAGTCTGACAACTCTCTTTCTACTCTTTCCAATAGTTCCAACACTCTAGTCTTATATGCCCAACCAAGCATACCTGCCTTTTGACCATCCTCGTAAGGTGGTGGTTCTTTACCTATAGAATAATATTGGTCTACTGTTAAATCGATTATGTTGCCTGATTTATCAACTGCCCACCAATGCCATATTCCACTCCAATCTTTTGCACGGTAAAGATTTAATGCAGAAACAGTGAAGATTTTGTAAAGACAGGCTGATGCTGTATGACAATGACCGAACATGGGATTTCTTGTATTGATTTCTATGTATTTCTTAGGAAGTAGGTCGGGTGTCAAGTTCTTCACAATCAAGTCCGATACTAATTTTAAATTTTCTTCGTTGTAAATCATCTGATTATGTCAATATCATCTTCCTGAGTCCATACTTCCAAGTCCTTTCTTAGACGATTGTCTGACATCAGGTTGTCGTATCTCTTGGTTGCTTTCTTTGTCCACCATTCAAGGATGGCATCAAGATTGTATCTGTCCCAATTCTCTGCCTTCTTTATTTCAGTAGTCTTACCGTTCACAATATCTTGGAAGTTTTCGATACCGTAATTGGATACATAGTATCTTTTCTTCTCGGTGAGTTTCTTTGCGTTGTCAATCGTTTCATTAAACTTCACCAACTCTTCACCTTCCAATGACCTCTTTATTAAACCGATGATGAGGTTGGTTAACTTCAATTTCCTACTCGAAGCATCAGGTTTTATCAAATAACCAACTTTGGAAATAACGTAGTTCTCCAAATCCTTGAAAGATTTACCGTGTATCAGAGGAATGAAGTCTGACTCGGTTAAACCTTTATATCGCAAAAATGGTCGCATACCATCATACTGAGACGCTGTTTTAGAACTTCCATACAACGAGGTAGTCTCAAACATGACTAAGTTCATATCGTATTTCTTATTCACCATCTCACGAATGTAATGGGAACAACAGATACCTGCAAGAAGTTTCCCACCAAGATAGTTGAATCCAAACGGTTGAGTAGGAACTATTACAAATCCCATAATAGTGGTTTTGTTGAAGTGAGTTAAATCAGGCACATCGCCCAATAATTCATTTCTAGGTTTGCAGTTTATGACAGGTGAACCGAAACGGATAAACCCAATCCATTGGTTCGTTTTCTTTTCAAGTACACCGAATCTTAATGACTTGCCTGGAATTGAATCCATATTCGTATGACTACTAATCATGTTCAGACATTTATTCCATGCGTTTGGTTGACTATTCATATCAACAACCTCAAACTCCATATCCTGTGGAGAGATTGAAAACTTGTCGAAGAACAGAGACTCGATGGTCATGCCAGGCAGAGAAGACTCTACGGTTTCCATTGCAGTTATCTTCTGGTCACGCATGTATTCGTCTATACGACCAAACTTCCTGAAGTAATCGGTGAAGATATTAGCACAATGCAATGCATCTTCCTTGTCTAAACTCTTGTTAGATTTTTGAAAAGAGATTTCTGGGAGAGGTTCAGATTCAGAAAAAATATCTGTCTGAACGAGTGATTCATTCAAGGTTTACCACCAATAGCTTTTAGTGCTAAGACGAACATTGGGTCTTCGATTGGTCTTGGGTTTACCTGTTTATATTGATGTTTCTTTTTAAGACAACCACCGTTGGAAGCTGCTGGAGCATATACTCTATCTGGATTTCTGCTCTTGATTAGGCGATTTCTAGCGGCGCTTTCTGAGATGCCGACCTTTTCAGCGACCTGCTTGACAGTCACTCTTCTGGAATTATCGAGCAAATAGGTCTTGATGTGTTGTTCAGCCATTGAATATATCCTTTAAGGGTAGTAAAACCATCTTGGACAAGTTGTCATCTCCTCCATCAACAACTTTAGCCTTATTAACGATAGCCTTTCTTGCTATCTCTTTTAGTTTATCAGTTGGAAACATGAGCATACCAACTGTTTCATCACCATCAGCCAAGACATGAACCCACCACTTAGCTTCTGTCACAGCAATACCACTTGACTTTCCTCTACATTGAAATTCAATACAGATGTTGCCAGTTTCCTTCCACTTGTCTCGTTCTGTCTTCACCTCAATCTTTTCGTTCTGTAATATATCAGCTAACTCTTGTTCTCGTACCTGACCATATTGCAAGTCAATATCAAACCTGTTGTCATTGTTTAGAGTCATTTTTATCTCCTAGTAGACTGTTAATTAAAGCACTACGAGTTTTGACGAAGACATTGAGACGTTTGCGTAAATCATCTGCTTCATCACCATCTTGTAAGACTTGGTGAATGATGTCCATAGAAAGTTCCTTGTTGTCTAGTTCACCATCAGCGAACTTCATCAAATCTTCATCAGAAAAACGTTTACTCTTCATAATCTTTCCATCTATAAGATACAGGTTTATCAGGCATCCCCAAACTCATAAGTAGGAATGTTATGGTTGCACCTATCAAACCTGCAACGATAAGTGCAACCAATCCTAGTAATGTGTTAAAGAACCACATAAAGTTCATCCACAAGCGTCTCTTTACGTTTACGTCTATCGAGTTCTATGGGTGGATTTTGTTTACGTCCTATCTTCTCTAACTCAACAGAACTTTTTGACATAAGAAAATCTTTGTTCAATGACTCTGACCAAAAAGGTTTATGTGGGTTGGTATTAAAAATACTCATACTTACTCCTCTAAAGTTATAGGTTTATCACAGAGTAACCAACCATCACATGAATTGGGGAACTCTGTGTCTGGGGTACAGCAGAATGGGTCTTGTTTATAAGAACCAATCTTCTGTTCAAATGCACTACATCCAGTTAAGGTGAGTGCTAGTATTAGTAGTAGTGTTTTCAAAATGGTATGTCCTCATCTTCAAAGTCATCAGTAGGAACAGGTTCAATCTTAGGTTGTTCAGTAACCTGTTCAACATCCTGTGGGTCAACTCCATGAGTCTTACTGTCCAACATCTGCAATGTAGCGTTCCATCCTGACAATACTACCTCCGTTGTATATTGAGTGACACCATCTTTATTGTCCCACTTGCGAGTCTGCAATTTACCTTCAACGTAAATCTTACTCCCTTTGTCGAGGTACTTCTGACAAACATCTGCCAGTTGCCCGAACACAACAACTTTATGCCATTCTGTACGTTCTTGTTTCTGACCAGATGTTTTGTCTGTCCAAGACTCAGATGTTGCGACTGAAAAGTTAGCGATTGCTTTTCCATCAGAAGAAAATCTGATGTCAGGTTTTGCACCTAGATTGCCTACCAGTATTACTTTGTTTATTGACATACATTACTCCGTAAAAAAAATTGGGTGAGAGGACTACGCTTTACGGTATGGTAGTTTTTGCCCGAACCTCTCATAAATTGGAGCTGGTTAGGCCAGCAACTCCCATCGTTTGTCTTAACTATCGAGGGATAGGAAAAAGGGTTGAAACTGACCCTAAAAAGAACCCCGACACAGCGTAGGTGATGAACCCCTGTGTTCACTTGTCTGCCTTTTGTCTCTCAGCGAAATCCTTGGCAGCTTTGCTGATTTGTGCCTGTTTCTCTTCAGACTTGACTTTCTTGTCCTCAGATAAACGCACTCCTCTGTCTTTCATGTACTGAGACTGTTCATTATTCAACGTGTCCCATACAGCAGACTTCAAAGGTTGATTGATTTTATTACTACCTTTCATCTTGAACGTACTAATCACTTCAAGGATACCATCCTCATCATCATTGTCTATAGCGTTCTGAAACTCCACAGATAAATAATGAGTAGCGATGTCCATACATTGTATGTGTTCGTCCACCTTTGACTGTTGTAGTTTAGCCTGTTGAATTTCCTCGTCACTTGCTAAACTTCCATCTGGCATGAAGCCACAACCAAATGCCAGGCAACGGCCAATTGCGCTAGTTTCACAGTTCTCTAGGTGCGAACTCTTGTTTATCTGACTCGAACCTACTGTCTCAAAAGAATGACCAGTACCAACAATATTACCATTAACAATAGCGGACGCTTTCATTATGACAACACCATCTTCATTACTGATAATCTCTGTTATCAAAGAACCATCAGGAAATTGTCTATTGAACTCCTTAACTCGTTCAACAACCATTGCATAACTTTTACCTTTAATGTCAATTGTTTCCATTACTTTCTCCTACATCATTTAAAAATTTACTCAGACGTTTCAAATTCCTACGTCCTTCTGAATTGAGATATCCATACTTGGATTTCCCTTTCTTTCCATTGAGACTAATCATCTCATCCAATATGCGTTGCATATTTTGGAGTTTAGTCTCAAAGGTTACTTGAACATTACCATTGGGTACAACCTTGTCTTGGTCATCATCAAAGATGAACTGAGTTTGGCTGACTTCTTCATAGCATTGTTCTTGTTCGTTGAAGGTGAGACTTCCATCTTCCTGTCCACCAACTACATGGTTTCCATATTTACTCATAACTTTTCTCCCAACAAAACTAGAAAGTAATCACCGTTGTAACCTAGTTCATCTCGTAGGATGTCTTTAAGTTCCTTGGTGAAGTCATACTCAAATGTTTCTTCGTAGACCTGATACTTTCCCTCGACTTCAGATTTATAACTGTAGAATCGAAGATTTGACGCTTGAGACAACGCAGTTGCGACTAAAGGAACTTTGTCAACTTCAACTACACAGTCTTTGTCATCGACAAGATGTTCTATAGGTTGAATAATTTGTATGACTTCATCTATGAAGGCATCACGAGCTGAATCCTTATTGGATTCCCATTGAGTTTCAAAAAAATCACTCTGCAACATATCATCATTAGTTTCCATTTAATTCTCCTTCATGATTATCTTCCATCTCATGTTCTTGAATGTGAGTTTTTATTGCAAGTAATACATCTTCATTAACCTGTAAAGTTTCAGTTTGTTTTAACATACTGATTAACATTGATGCATGATACTTAGTTAGTGGTAAAGAATACTCTAGTGAGTGTTTAAGACAAAACTTGTTAATCCACCAAAGTTGTTTGACCGTTGCAAGTTCATTCGCTTGTCTCATTGTGTCTAACATCACGTTTGTTATTTTTACTGTTTCCATTTTAATCTCCTTACTATTTGTAGGGTTAATTGCTAGACCTAACTTTTTGCTAGACCTAGCATTTTGTTAAGTTACTTGTTCTCCTTCAACCAAGCTCTGCAATCACTTAGCTTTGCAGTCATTGGGTCACCCTTCCAAGGGTCGGGGAATACACACTCCGCACCATGAAGATGCAAGTCAATATCCCAATACGCTCCACCGAAGTGTTCGGTCTTGGTATAGCTACCACCTTTATGGATTGACCAATCACCCGGCCCTGAAGCATGGATGAGGTAATCACCGCACTCGTAGATAGCTGTGTTATGCAATCTATCGTGCCAATCTTGACCTTGTCTCTCTGAGTTAGGTTGGGTTAGTCTAGTTAATTTCAAGTCGTTCTCCTATCTAGTTAAAAAAAATCGTCATCTCGATGACAAGGGAATTATATCATCATCGAGATTTGACATATATTTATTTTAGAAGTTTTTTCCTAAAACAGGCAGACTTTTTATCTATCGTTCTCACTCCACCATTCTTGATATTATGGGGAGGGGGTTACCCTCCCCTGTTAAAGTTAAGCGGCTAACCTAATGTCTTCCAACATAGGTAAAACTTTGCGTATCTTGTTTTCCCTAGAGATGACAGTAGATGCTTTGTTCTTCTCGTTCTTGAACTTAGCATGTGTAGACCACTCGGTTAAAGTGTTGAACAACGCCCAAAGATTGTCGCCCAACTCATCAACATACTCGACATGAGTTTGTTTAAGAAGTTCCAATCTCTTCAGATTTTTGCCTTCACCACCACATAACTGGGTGAACACTCTATTTGCCTGAAGAGAAGTAACCTTCGTACTTGGATACTGTTTCCAAAGTTCTGCTGTCTTGGTGTAGACCTCAAGAGCATGACCCAACTTATCAACAGCAACATCAGTATCAAGGTTCTTGGTATGTTTACCGTAGAAAGATGAAAAACCTTCAAACACTACCATACCGTTAGAACAGATTTCTCTATTCGCACCAACCATTGACATGAACCTCCATCCACCATCGTAAGAGTTAAGAACTTTTATCGTCAAGCAAACAGGGTCTTTATCGGCCACTTCAATAGTATGTGCAGGGAACGTATATGTAACTACAGTCCTTGCACCAAAATTGGAGAGTTCGATTTTACGAGTCATGCCAGTTTTATCTAACTTAGACATCATAATTGCATGTTCCATGTCTTTGTAGACTACATCGTTCTGAACGACATGATAATTGATACCCACAACAGCGATGTTCTGACCTTCAAGGTCAATACCTTTGTGCGAGGTTATCTTTAACATCTCCTTCTGAGAGACAGGAAATGTTTCAGGGTTAACATATAATGTTTGTTCAGTAACTAATGGAAAGGAAATCTCTTCCAATCCGTTTTCAACTAATTTCAAACTTGTCATTATTTTTCTCCTTTGTTGTTAATAGGTAGTAAAAGTTTACTAAAACCCTTGAAGATAATGTTGTATGCATTTACCTCAAGACCATAGTTATCAAAAAACTCATCGTCACTATCAAACAAACTTGTTTCGTTAACATGTTTGTCCCATTGTGCATCAATGAACTTCATACCTTTAAGTAAGTCACCCTTGCCTTCAAACTTGATAATCGATACTGCATCATCAAAAGACAAAGAGTTTTCAGGTACTTTGTGGAACGTTGGTATTCTAAACATTTGTTTCTCCTATATTGTTATTTTGTTTTCGTCCTCTCTCGAGAACAACGCCATTATCTCACAACCGATATGCAATATTTAGTTAATTGGCGAAAAAAGTTGAAAATAGTTTTTTTGGTGGTTTCGTCTGTAGTTTTAGGGTGTTTCTGAGATGGAAACCTTCAGGAAGGGGGTAAATTTTGCGAATAAGAGGACTTTTTTTCTCTGTCTACTGTTAATACCTCTTTATCATAATATCGGTTTTGAGAGTATACACTCAAATACGTTATGTTTTCATTGGTATAAATTTAGAAGGTCTGAACTTTTTTTTAAAACCAACTTCAATATATTTTTGTATGTATGTAAACTTCCTAGTTCGTGGTTTAGAAATTTTGACTCGTTCAAAAAGCAAAATCCCCAAGAGTTGAAAGTGACTCTTGAGGACTTCTAAACTGGCAGATTGCCCCTGCTTGTTTGACAAAGGATTATACCATTTTGACAAACATTCTAAGTTGGTTTGCAATCTCCAGAATATGACAGGTGATATGTCTAACCAAATGGTTTCACTCACACCTGAATAAAAAAAAGAGAATCAACAAACATATTCCACTCCCTGCTGATTGATGGGAGACATAAAAACCTCTCGCAGAGTTGCAGAATGTTGAGTACCTATCACAAGGTAGCAAAGAACTCTGACCTGATTAGTTGTGATGGTTTCAGGCATCGGGATAAGACTGCGACGGCTTTATACCATTGAAAATCTCTAACCTTGTCTTCCCAATAAAGACTTGGTTAGGGATTTCTTTTCATCAAAACTCCCAACTCAGGCTTAACCCATTAAATAGAAAAGCTCTAAAAAGAAGGTCTTTAGACCTCAGCTTTGCTAAAGAGAGTCGATGAAATCGAAACATATAATCTCTAAACCAACTTAGCGTTCAATATCCATAATGATATAATGAAATCTATATTAACTACTTCATCTCATTATGAACTCCAAAGAATTTAAAGGTGTAATTTATTATCAGAGCATCCCTGCTGAAATATTGAGGTTGGGTCTTACACAACGAGAGTGTGCATCCTTGATGGGTTGTTCAATCAGCGGACTCACTCATCGTATTAAAGCAGACAAACCACAATTCCATTTAGCAATCTACGGACTGTCAAATTACTTGGAGAAACATTCCAAAAGATATTCACCAAGCAAGGAAGACAATAATCTAGTCCGAAATGTCAATTAAGTTTCCTCAAGAGGAACGTGAAGAATTATTAAAAACAATGTCAGAGTTAATTCATCTTAGTGGTAGAGAAGATATAGAGAATGATTTAAAAAAGAGATTGATAGATGATGTTCTGGGTATGTGTGACCAGTTGAAGTCTCGATTAGTTATGGACATGGATATGTTCAGATGAATTTTGAACACGATGTTCAATGTGCGATATGTGAATATTTGGACTTGAGAAAGGTATGTTATTGGGCTGTTCCAAATGGTGGCAAGAGGTCAAAGAGTGAAGCGAACAGACTGAAATCAGAGGGTGTCAAGTCAGGCGTTCCTGACATAACCGTTCTCTATGATGGAAAGTATTATGGATTGGAAGTCAAAAGACCTAAGACTCTAGCACCGAAAGGAAGATTGAGTAAGAATCAGAAACAGATGATTAAAATAATTGAAGACAATGGAGGTAAAGTGAAGGTAGTCTATGGAACTGAAGACGTTATCCTTGCGTTTGCTGAATGGGGCATATATGAGTAATATCGGTGCTATAATGTGGGATGACTGTAAAACGGACAACGATAAACTTCGTTTTATCAACGATTTGAATGTGAGTGAGGTAGCAAGTAGTACCAAATATTGGATTAGAGAGTGGTTGAGGTCACAGAACTGGGAGTCTGAAGACATACAGAATGTGTTGGGATACGCTTGGAAATGAGCAAGATAACAGAATCAGCACGAGGAGAAGCATGTACTCTGAGACTCGACAAGTGTAATGGATTTCAGGGTGTAGTGTTTGCTCACAAGAACGGCGCTGGGATGGGTCAGAAATATCTCGATGAAGATGGTAATGATATTGGATTCTATGCCTGTTATTACTGCCATCAGGTATATGATGGACAGATTACACATCCATATTACAAGATAAAATTCTTAAAGGAGATGACAGAGTTCGCTATCAGAGAAACCCAAAAGAAACTAAAAGTTAAAGGTTTGTGGAGGAACAAGGAAGAGAAACGTGAACCACCAAAACCTCCCAAGTCACCTTATTCATGAAAAGATTACTTCAAAGAAATAAACCCAAAGCTCACATACTTGAGAACATGACTCGTGGAGTATTCAAAGAGAATAATTGTGATGAGGTTGTCGTGGAGATGAAACCCAACAAGGACTCACGTTCATTGAAACAGAACAGACTCTACTGGGAATGGTTAAAGGTATTGGAGGAAACAGGCAACACTAAAGATGCCATGCACAATTACCTACGAGAGATGTATCTTGGTTGTGAGTTCGAGAAGGTCAGGGGTCATCTCATCAAGGTTATTCCCTCAACTACAAAGCTGAATGTGAAAGAATTTTCTGAGTATTTATTGAAGATTGACCTCTTCGCTCAGGACATCGGAGTGATTTTACCTAGGCCTGAAGACCTATATTATGATAGTATTGGCAGAAAATCAGGAGAGTGAGTGTGTCAAAAGATAAAACATTAGAACTAAACCTTGAGACATTACCAACTAAATACATCGCATTGTGTGAGTTTACAGCAGTGATGATGGGAGAAGGTACGACTGCAAAGGATGTGGATAAGCAAGTCGAGTTGTTTCTTAGGTTGACACAGTTCGAGGTAACTGAGACTCCACATGATGATGAAGAGGGGCGATGGTCACACATCGATAAGTTAAATGGCTAGACCAAGTATTTATTCTGAGAAGTTAGTAGAGAGAATGCTAGAGGAGATTGCATCAGGGAGAAGTGTCATCAGTTTGTGTAGAGAAGAGGACTGGACACCTAATGCAGACACTTGGTATCGTTGGTTGTATAAACATGAAGGATTATCCGATAGATACGCACGGGCGAAGAGTTTTCAGTCGGAAAGAGAAGCAGACATAATCCTTGACATTGCTGACACAGCATCCAACCAAGATTATCAGGTTGCACGATTAAGAGTTGATGCAAGAAAATGGGTCGCATCCAAACTTCTACCAAACAAATACGGAGACAAGACACAGATTGACCATAGTTCTAAGGATGGAACGATGAAACCAACTGTAATTGAATTAGTAGCGAAGAAATGAGTAAGGTTACACCATTCGTATACAAAGCTACTATTGAGAGAGTAATAGATGGTGATACAATCGATGTAACACTTGACTTAGGGTTCTCTGTTAAATTACACAAACAAAGAGTCAGACTTGCAGGTATTGACACTCCTGAATCAAGAACAAGAAATCTAGAAGAGAAAGCATTAGGTCTGAAAGCTAAGAAGAGACTTACAGAGTTATGTGTTGGTTCTTTCAAAATTAAATCATTAGGTAAAGGAAAGTATGGAAGGATACTTGGCATACCCTATACAGAATTAGATGAAGATGTTTGTGAGATTCTTGTTATAGAAGGTCATGCTGTAGAGTATTGGGGAGGAACAAAGAAGGCCAAGGTCAGAGAGGATGGAACATGGGGAGAGGTAGATGAAGAAGGAAAAAGCTAAGATAGAACTACCTCCAAAGCTTGTTCCTATATTCTCTGGAAAGGCACGCTACAGAGCCGCTTTCGGCGGCAGAGGCTCTGGGAAAACCAGAAGCTTTGCATTGATGACCGCCGTAAAAGGTTACCAACTTGGTCGAAGCGGTGTTA